CAATGATATCATCCCTACGCTGGGGTGGATTTGTAGAATGAACACCGTAGGTCTTGAGCTGACAGAATCGGAAACAAAAACTCTAGAAAAATTGCTACAAGATCAAATAACAGTATACCGTCAGCGACATCAAAAACAAGAACAAAAAAAAGCCAAAGGGCGACCCAACGAACCTGTTACTGCCGCGGCTCCTATCACCATCCAGGACAGATTGCGTGAAAAAATCAGCGAATGTGCCGGTGATATAGAAGGTAGTTTAGATGACTTCATTGCCAATAAATGTCGCCAAGTAGAAAAATTTTCGCCATTGGATTTGTTTCGTTCCCGTAATCTCAGTCCACAATTGATTGGATTGATTGCCCAGACATGGCGTGCTAAAAAAGCAGAACTAGAACAAGTACAAAAGGCTCGCGACAGCCAACTAGTAGAAGGTTACAGTAATTTCAATAAAACAGAACTGAAAAATCTTATTAAGTTTGCTGATCAAGTCATTAATGACTGTGCCAGTTATGTTCAAATTAAGAAAGTTGAACGAAAGCCACGAGTTAAAAAGCCAGTCAGTACAGAAAAAATTATTGCAAAATTTCGCTATCTAAAAAACTTCAGTCAATTTAAACTAGTCAGCGAATCACCAACTAAACTGGTAAATGCCAGTGAAGCTTGGCTTTTTGATACCAAAAAGCGTAAATTAATTCATGTTGTTGCTGACAGTCACAGCGGGTCATTTACGGTAAAAAATAACAGTATTATTGGTTTTGATGCTGCACAGAGTCAGCAAAAGACTCTGCGTAAGCCTGCTGAGCAATTGAAATCATTTATGTCTAGCGCAAAGCCTGCAATGAGAAAAATCTTTAAAGACATTAAAAGTGTCGAGACCAAGTTTAATGGGCGTAGCAGTGAGGACATGGTAATTCTAAAAGTATGGTAAGCCATAAATACTCTGTGTAGGAGTACATTATGGCAGAAACTGCGGAAACACTACAGAACCTCAAACAAAATTTATTTGACTATGTTAGATTGCTGCTGGGCGATCAGATCATTGATATTGAATTGGATCCCGAGCACTATGAGGTTGCCTATCAAAAAACCATTGGAGTATATAGACAGAGAGCTAATGCTGCCTATGAAGAAAGTTATAGCTTCATGGAAATGGTCAATGATGTCAATATCTATACTTTACCACAAGAAGTAGTGCAAGTTAGACAGATTTTCCGCAGAACTTTTGGCATTGCCACCGGACCGTTTGGCAGTAATTTTGACCCATTTAGTCAGGCACAGATGAATGTCTACTTAATAAACTTTAATCAAGCTGGTGGATTAGCAACCTATGACTATTACACACAGTATGTAGAACTAGCAGCAAGAATGTTTGGTGGATTTATTAACTATACTTGGAATCCAGTTACTAAAAAATTACAGTTAATTCGTGATCCAAAAGGCAACGGCGAAGTTGTCTTGTTATGGACTTACAATCTCAGACCAGAAATTAACTTATTAAGTGATTTTCAAATCAGTCAATGGATTAAAGACTATATGGTTGCTGCCTGTAAAATGATAATTGGTGAAGCAAGAGAAAAATTCGCTTCCATAGCAGGTCCGCAGGGCGGCAGTCAACTAAACGGCACTGCAATGAAAGCCGAGGCACAGGCTGTGATGGATGCCAAAATAATAGAGTTAGTAAACTATGTTGATGGTAGTCAGCCATTGACTTTTGTAATCGGTTAAATAGACAATTTTATTTTTGTAAGATTTATTGTATTATTATGTCATGCGCGATTGCATGATAGACATCGAAACTGCAGGCACAAATAAAGATGCCTGTATACTCACTGTTGGGGCGCAGATTTTTGACCCATTCGGGCAAGGCTATCCCACAGACAGTTATTACGCTAGAATTGACATTGATAGTCAACCCGAACGATCTATAGATCAAAGCACTATAGATTGGTGGAGTCAGCAAGGTCCTGCTAGCTTAGAAGAAGCATTCGGCGTGGCCGATCGGAAACCGCTACAACAGGTATTGACAGAACTCAGTAGATTCATATTTCATTGCGATCATATCTGGGCTAATGGTATAACCTTTGATATGAATATCTTAGAAGATGCATATAAAAGTTATAAAATAGCATTGCCATGGAAATATTATCGAGTTCGTGATGCTAGAACTATATACGCATTGCACCCTGAATTGGAAAAATTACCAGCCAGTCACAACAGCTTAGAAGACTGCCAAAGACAAATTCTGCTATTACAAAAAACCATAAGATTTCTTAAAATTAGAACAATGTTATGACTATTATATCTATTTCGGGTTTGATTGGCAGCGGCAAAGATACTGCTGCTGAATATCTTGTTCGTGAACGAGGTTTTGTTCGTACCAGTTTTGCTGCTACTTTAAAAGATGCTATTGCGGATATATTTCATTGGGACCGTACTTTATTAGAAGGGCTCACTACAGAAGCACGAGAATGGAGAGAACAAGTAGATCCCTGGTGGAGTAATAGACTCAACATGCCCAATCTTACACCGAGATGGGTGTTACAGTACTGGGGCACCGAAGTTGCTAGAAACAATTTTCATCAAGATATCTGGATTGCCAGCTTAGAAAAAAAACTCTCTACTAGTCAAGACAATATAGTGATTTCAGATGCTAGATTTCTCAACGAATTTGCTATGTTGAAACAGTTATCTGCCTGTACTGTGTGGGTTAAAAGATCTCCTTTTCCTGAATGGTATTATTTGGCAGTCAAAGCCAATCAAGGGTGTCGAGAGTCTCAGGCTCAATTACAAAAACTGGGTATCCATAGCAGTGAAACCAGTTGGGCAGGGTATAAGTTTGATAGGGAAATTCAAAACGATTTTACTGTATCTTATCTTTACCAATGTATCGATAATCTTCTTGAAGATCTCCAATAACCCAGGGATTATCAAGTCTTTTTACTTCTTCTAAACAGTTGAGACAAACAGTGCGTAAATTATTATGTGCAGTATTCTGTAAATTGCCATCACAGAACACCACTAATAATTGACTTTGATATCTTGATCTAAATCCACAGCGATCGCAGTTTGTTTTTTTCTTATATCCCGATGACTGCCATTTTGGCACCGGCGGTTTTATTTTTTTATTTCTAGCAATACAGAAATCACATCTAGAACGATAATAAATTTTGTCTTTGTATCGGTAATTGACTGAACAGGGTCTTTGTCGGCAAATTTGGCATACTGGGCGCATATAAAACCTTTATAAAGGTATTTATAAACCCTGTTTTTTCCTTATACAGTATAAATATTAGAAAGTTATTAAAGGAGCCAAAATGGCATTAACTAGTCCAGGCGTACAAGTCACCGTAATTGACGAAAGCACATATATACCAGCAGCTACCAACAGTGTGCCATATATACTTATTGCTACTGCACAGAATAAAGTCACACCATCAGGTGAAGGTGTAGCTGCAGGAACTCTAGCAGCTAATGCCAATCGTATTTACTTGATTACCAGTCAGCGTGATCTAGTTAACACATTTGGTAATCCATTCTTTTACAAAACCACCACAGGCACACCTATCAATGGTTATGAGTTAAATGAGTATGGTTTGTTAGCTGCATACAGCTCGTTAGGTGTCAGCAACCGCGCCTATGTTCAGCGTGTGAATGTAGATTTATCACAGTTAACAGCCAGTTTAACAAGACCAGTTGGTGAGCCCGATGACGGTACATATTGGTTAACACTAGGGCCAACTGCTTGGGGATTATTTGAGTGGAATCAAACCACTGGTGCTTTTACAAACAATGTACCTTTGGAAATCACTGACACAGTAAACTTAACTGCTGGAGTTCCTAACAGTGACTATGGGTCAATTGGTGATTATGCTGTTGTAACGACTAATACAGCCAATCCAATGTATTATAAAAACGGTACTGTATCAGTTTCTCAGAGTAATGCCACAGAACTCACTGATCTTTATAATACATGGGTTTTAGTAGGAAGCGATGCTTGGAAATTAAGTTGGCCAACATATCAAGCCACTAATACATACACTGGTACTTTAACCGCTGGTGCACAAATCTTCATTAATGAAACTTCTGTTTTAGTTCCAGCCGGTCCAAACAATACAGTTACTGGGCTCAGCAATGCTATTAATAATGCCAGCATACAGGGTGTTTATTCTGCCAATATCGATGGTAAACTAAGTTTATTTGCCGACAGCAGTGCAGAAAGCGATGGCAGTACATTAGATGGTGGAATTAGAATTGAACAAGGGAATACCGGTGGCAGTGCAGCATTAATTACTACATTAGGTATTGCTGTAGGAACATATCTCTGCCCGGCTTTACAACAAAGTGCAAATTATACAGTTCCAAGGTGGAGAAGCACTGACACTAGCCCAAGACCCACTGGAAGTATTTGGAACAAAATTACT